CCAAGGCTTGATTGATGATGGCAACAGGCTAAACCCAAACGCAACTAAACAAATAAATTTTTTGCAAAAAGAAATAGACGAGTTAGGAAAAAGAAAAGAAGGAATTGTGTTAGAAGGAAGGGCAAAAACACAAAGAGATTTAGGAATCGATGCAGAAATAAATAAAAAACTTGCCACGATAGAAAGAATACGCACTGCTCCTAACAACAAAATAGGTTTAGACATTGAGACTGCTAGGAAAATTAGAACTCAAATAAGGCAAGCTGCTACAACAAGGGTTAGCACTGTAGGGGAGCAGATCCCTCAAAACCGATATATGGATCAGGTTTATAACACCCTTACAAGATCTTTAAAACAAACCACAGAAGAAATTGGTGGCGGAGCTTCAAAAGCTTTTGCAAAAGCAGATAGACTTACGGCTGGCGTGGCTGAAAACCTTGCTCCTCTTTATTCAAGAGTTGAAAAATTAAAAGATGAAGAAGGAGTAAAAGTTTTTAATTTGTTACAAAGCGGGACAAAAGAAGGAACGGGGCAAGTTAAAAAAATAATGGCTTTGCTTGATCCAGAAGAACAAGACATTGTAAGAAGATCGGTCTTACAAAGAATGTCTACAAAGCAAGTTAAAGAAGTTGGAGATATTGCTAGTGAAGAGTTTTCTCCTCAGGTTTTTGTTACTGCGTGGGGGAAAATGTCCCCTCAAGCAAAAAATGCTTTATTTGGGGGAAAAGAAAAACAATTCAGGAGCGACATTGAAAAAATTGTTGATTTTTCTAAAATGTTTGTTGGTTCAGGTAAAGAACTGAATGTGTCAAAAACCAGCAATTTTACTGGCTATGCTGCCACTGTGCTTGCTCCAATGTTGTACAGCGGTTTTAACTCCGAGCTTATAGAAACTATTGCTCTTACGGGGGTAGGTCAACTTGCTTTTGCCAAAGTAGTGACTAACCCAAGAGTAGTCAGGGCATTAGTTAGCGCATCTGAAGAAAACACACCCATTCCAGTTTTAGTTGGCAGCTTAATCGGGTTAGCCAGTGAAGGAAACGAACAAGACTTTGAAGCAGTTCAAGCATACCTAACCGCTGTTGCATCTTCTATGATTCCTGAAGCTGAGGCTGTTGAAAGACCACAGGTTGATATTTTTGATGTTGGAAGAGAAGGCGAACCTCCTTCGCTTAAAACTTTTGATCAACCAGAAACCCCTGCTGAAATAGTAGATATGCTAGAAAGTCTTTCTCCTGCTACAAGAGATAAAATTTTAAACGCTACTCTTAATTAGACAATTCCTAAGTCCTTGTTTTATAAGGCACAAAATATGTGCTTGTACTTTTTGTTCAGTGTGATATAATATCCCTGTTGAAAAAAATTAATTGAGAAAGGAAATCAAATGTTAGACACAAAAGAATGTAGTGGGAAAGTGATATCAACTTACTGGCTGATTGACAAAGGTAATATTAATTTTGGCAATCGTTGCTATGAGGTTGGAACGGTTGGACATAAGTGGGTTAAGTTGAGACCTCCTCAATCTTACACACATAAAAGACTGGGCATCAAATCGAACTGGACAAAAGTGCCTCGCGCTGACTTTGAAAGAACCTTGGCTTGGAACGTTAAAAACGATCAAGATGTGACGGTCGTTACTTTGAAACAGTATTCTCGCAAATCAAAGTGGGAGGTGTAGCGTGAGGGACAGGCAACGAAGCAAAGTTTACAAGTGGGAAAGAAATTTTATTTCCGACTTTTACAAAAACAGTTTGACCAAAGAGGACTGCGTTAAAATCTTTAACCAGCTACAAAAAGGATTTAACGCCTCGCCAAAAAGAACCTTGGATTGTAGCTTGAGGTTTATCAATGGACATGGCAAGTGTTGGCATTCTTATTATAACGAAGAGATCGTTCTTCGATCAGACTGGGGGGTGAGCTATCAAGTGCTTTATCATGAATACGCTCACGCACTGACGGGAATAACCAACTATCGAAGGATAGTCGAGGCTCACGGTCCTGAGTTTGTTGCAAACTATAGTGTGCTACTTCACTTGTTTCATCCCAAGCGTTGGAGCTTGAAAGAGATTGCTCAAAGCTTGAACGATGCCAATGTTGACTTTGGTGACTTCAGGGACTCGACCGCTTGGAAAGTTTACCGTCGTCGGAAAATCAAACTGGCAGAGGTGGCGTAAGAGATTGATGAACAAAGGCTTTTATTGGGGTTGTATTATTTTGCCAGAGTGATATAATATCCCTGTTGAATAAATTAATCAAAACTGAGAAAGGAAAGTAATATGGCTTATGTAAGCAAAGAAAGAAAAGCGACAGTTGTCCCAAACATCAAAAAGGTACTTAAAAAGTACGGGGTTAAGGGAACTGTTAAAGTTGAACATCACTCGACACTTTGTGTGACTCTCAGAAAAATACCAATTGGTTTGTTTCCAGAAAATCAAACCAGAGAAGAAAGTCATCGAGATGTCAATGTTTATCACATCGACACTCATTACCAAGGTCGTGCAAGAGATTTCTTGAGCGAGCTTCTTGATGCGATGAAAGGTGAAGAATGGTATGACCGTTCAGATTCTCAATACGATCATTTTGATACAGCTTGGTACAACTCTATTCGGATTGGTGAGTGGAACAAAGCTCCTGAGCTAGTTTGATGATTTACGAAGTTGAAGTTAAAGTTCGTAATGGTTTCCCTTGCACTGTGAAATTCAGTGCAGGGGTTAACCCACCCGAACCAGATGTTGGTATTTTTTCTTCGGTTGAGTACGAAGGGATATACACGATTAAAGGTGAACCAGCCGAGTGGCTTGACTTGGATGACCATGATTGGTTTTTGATCAACGACGCAATCGACGATTATTGTTTGCAGTGGGGTATTACCTAATGTTTGTTCGTAAGTATTCTGCTAAATATTTGGTGCTATCTGGCATCGAAAATTCAGCCGAGAATTTTAGGCAACTATCAGAGATTCTTAGTTACAAGAAATGGGAAGGTCGTGACCTAGTGTTCGACCCAACGGGGTCTGCTATTAAAGTATTGATGCGTTACTACCCCGATGCTATTTGGGATCAACCGTCTTCTGAAGTTTTAGACAAATATTTAAAGTCGTTAGAGGATGCTAAAAAGATAAAAAACTTTTCGGATTACACCGACGATTTTAAGTTTAAAACAAAGCCATTTGAGCACCAGAAGAAAGCTTTTTACATGAGTCGAGAACTCGACAGTTTTGCTTTGTTTATGGAACAAGGTACAGGCAAGACAAAAGTTGCAATTGATTTGGCAGCTCACGCTTATGCAAATGGCAAGATCAGTACGCTTGTTGTCATTGCGCCAAACGGGGTGCATCGAAACTGGTTGAAAGAGATTGAGATTCATATGCCAGAATATATCGAGCATCAAAAGATCCATTACTCATCGGGGATGGGAAAGAAAAGGAAAGCTGAGTTTGAGTCTGTGCTTCAAGCAAAAGACTGTTTGAAGATATTTACATTTAACGTCGAAGCTTTTGCGACGGTAGCAGGCGCAAGATGGTTGGCTCAGATTGTGTTAGTTAACAAGACTATGATGGTGGTCGATGAATCTACTCGCATTAAAAATCACGGCGCAAAGCGCACAAAAGTCATTACCAAGTTTGGCAAAGATCCAAACGTGGTCAAGAAATTAATTCTTACTGGGACACCGATTACAAAAGGTTGCGAGGATCTGTATTCTCAGTTTAAATTTTTAGACCCAATGATCTTAGGCTACGAGTCGTTCTATTCCTTTAAGAATCGGTACTGTGTCATGGGTGGTTACGAAGGTCGGCAGGTTATCAGTTACAAGAATACGGAAGAGCTTTCGGATGCAGTTGATGGGTTTAGTTTTAGAGTCCTCAAAAAAGATTGCTTGGACTTACCCGATAAAATTTACCAACGGCACACTTTTGATTTGTCTGTCAAAGAACGGCAAGTCTATCGAGAGCTTAAAACTAACTTGATGGCGGAACTCGACGGGGAGGTACTGGCTGCGCCAGAAGCAATCACCAACATGCTTAGGCTACAACAAATATCTGGCGGTTGGTTTCCTAGCGAATCGCCTCGGAAGATTGAAGAGATCCCGTCAAGAATAAAAGCACTGAAAGATGTATTGCAAAACATATCATGTAAGACAATTATCTGGGCTAGATTTCGTGCCGATATCAAAATGATTCAAGAGTTACTTGGCGACAAAGCGGTCAGTTATTATGGCGCAGTGTCGAGCGACGACCGTGTAGACAACGTCGAGCGTTTTATTAGCGACCCCAAGGTTCGATATTTCATTGGTCAACCAGCATCTGGTGGCATTGGTTTGACCTTGAACTCAAAAATCAAAAACGACCCTGTAGCTTATGTCATTTACTATTCTAACTCATTCGACTTAGAACATCGGCTTCAGTCGGAGGATAGGTGTCATCGGATTGGCACAGAGACCAACGTAACTTACATCGACTTACAGGCATTGAAAACAGTGGACAACAGAATAATTACCGCGTTGCGGAAGAAAAAGTCTCTCGCAGATTTAATTACCCAAGACCCCAAGTCAATTTTTATGGAGGAAGATGATAATGAGTGAGCAAAATTTTTGGGTATTGCTGAGAAAGAATCTTCCGCTAAAGCTTTATCGCGTCGAAAATAAAGTTTCGAGAGGTATGCCTGACGTTCATTTTGCGTCCAAGGAAAAGCTTGGGATGTCAGGTTGGGTTGAGTTGAAGTATTTGCCAGAGTTTCCCAAACGCCAGATGACGGTGGGGTTGAAAAAACATCAAGCGATGTGGCTCAAGGAATATGCAAATTACGGTCAGTCTTGGCTTTTGGTCAGGATTGGTTCGAGTTGGACTGGTTTATTTTTTGGTAGCATTGCAGAAGAGATTTTTGCCAGACCAACTAAAGAAAAGTTCTGTAACCTAGCAACGTGGAGTAAGCGTGGCAATTTGACAAAAGACGACTGGAAAAAGCTCTCAGAAGTCATGTGCTTGGGCTGTGAGTTTGGGTGATACAATCACCCTACCCCCTTCCAAAGAATCGCTTAGAGAGCCTCTGGTTAGTCCAATTTTCTAATTTTGTCGATAAAAACTCGACGATAGCCCTCTTTTAAAGAACCGCGCACTAAAAACCAATCTCCAATCCCACCTATCATTTTCGACGGGGAGATGCTTGCTGTGATCTGCCCAGTGTCGTCAGCTAACAATAAATCCAAATTGCTCTTTCCTGCTTTCTTGTCAAGTAATTTTCCAAAAAATACTTTGACCCCTTCGCTGAAATTAACAATGTCAGTGATCTCAGATTTAATTTTGTACTTTTCAGGTTCTTTCCTGATATGCCCAAAACGACGTTCGCATTCAAAAATATCGTCATAAGGCGTTTTACCCTCCGCTAAAAACTTCTCTTGCCTAGGAGACAATGCTTGGTTGTTTTTACGACGCTCGACAATCTCCTGAGCCATCTTCATTCCAACCCCTTTGATATTCATCAAGCCACCAATTAACTCACCGTCTTGGACAGTCCAGTTCTCCATCGACTTCACACTATCAAACTTCTTGAAAGTAAGACCTTTGCCTTTTATTTCTCTTAGTAAAGCAATCGCCTGTTCGTCATCTTTTGAGTTCCGCAGGCAAGCAGCAGCGAACTCTAACGGGTATCGAGACTTCAGTACGCACGACCAATAGCTGACCATCGCATAAGCAATCGCATGGCTTCGGTTAAACGCATACGCTCCCATCGTATTCATCTGTTGCCAGATGGTCATGGCTTCGTGTTCTTGCAAACCGTTTTCCAATGCTCCTTTCTTAAACTTTTCATAGAAGCTATCAAAGAAACTTTTGCCGATAGACTTGCTCATCGCCTTTCTGAGTGCTGACACATCAGCCCATGACAGCTTTCCAATCTCTCTGCCTGCAAGCATCACCTGCTCTTGGTAAATAAAGATGCCTTTGGTAACCCCTAGAATATCTTCAGTCATTGGCAAAAAAGAAACTTCACTTTCCCCAGTTTGGCGACGGATGTACTCTTGCGCTCCACCGCTTGACAACGGACCGGGTCTGGCGAGCGAAGTCAACGCAGACATATCCTCAAAATTAGCAACGTGCATCTGCTTACACAGCCCTTGCAACGCACCACCCTCAAACTGAAAAATGCCTGCGTAGCGTTCCTCATTCAGCAGATCAAACGCTTGCTTGTCGTCGAGTGGGAACTCAGTTAGTTTTTCACGACTCCAATCAATCTGCTCTAGCACATCGTTTAGGACTGACAAGGTTCTCAATCCCAAAGCGTCAATCTTCAATAGGTTTAGCTTCTCTGCATCTCGTTTGTCTATTTGCGCTGAGTCTCTAGTAACGGAGCAATACTTACTGACATCCTCTTCGGTAATGATAATCCCCGCTGCGTGGACTCCAGAGTGTCTCGCATGGTTTTCAAACTGAGATGCAATCTCCATGTCTGGGTGTCTCATCAACAAATGTTTGCCAGATACCAACGTCTTAAAAGAGTCTTCAATGCAGTTGTTACAGCGTGGGTCTCCATCGGGTCTGTCTATTATGGAGTTCTTAAACTCTGACACCTCGTTTAATCCGATGCCCAAGCCTTTGCTAACCTCGATAATACTGGAGCGAGCCTTGTATCTGCTCACTGTGCCTAAGTGTGCAACCTTCTCATCACCCCACTTTTCTCGTAAATAATCAAACACTAACTCTCGTCTGTCGTCTGGAAAATCAATATCAATATCTGGCGCATCGTCACGACTGACATCAATGAATCTCTCAAATAACAAGTTGTGTTTTATTGGATCAACTTCTGTGATTCCAAGGCAATAGCAAATCAACGAGCCTGCTGAACTTCCCCTAGCAGGTCCAACCAGCATGATTGTTTTTGCGTACTTTACCATGTCGGCGATTACTAAAAAATAATCCTCAAAACCTTTATTAGATATCTGCTCTAACTCATGTTCAAACCTAGCGGTATATTCCTCGCTAAACAAATCAATGTTTCTTTGTTTCGCAGACTCTAAACAGATGTCCTTAAAACTTTTCTTTTTTGGAAAGCTAATCATCTTAGCTACTGGCAACGACGCATCGCATTGTTCTGCAATCATCTCAGTGTTTGTGAAAGCTGAGTACGGTATCCAAGGTTGTAGCTTTTTGATCTCATTTTTGTTTAACAAGTGCATTGGTGCTTGTCGTCTAACTTTATTTGATCCAACCAAAAGTTCATATGCTTGCCTGTTTTCTTCTTTTGGAAAATAGTTATCTGAAGTAGCAACCATCTGGAACTTGGTATCTCTTTTAAAAGAGACTGGATTTACTTCTACAAACAAAGTTTCTTTCTTCATCGCAGGAAGCAAGCCCCACTCTGGCTTAAAACCAGATAAAATAATAACGTCGTCGCTTATGTCGAACAGATCCTCATAAGCTAATCGGTTATTTTGTTTGGCACTCTTGCTGACTAACCCATAAATCTCTTCAAGCCCAGAATTGTTCTTTGCTAAAAAACTCATGTCGTTAACTTCTTGTTTCTTTTGAAAGTTAGTGTCAATGACAAAAGGTATCTCAACGCCAAAGATAGGTCTCTTGCCTGAATCCTTGCAAGCCTTAGCAAACACCGTATGACCCCAAGTCCCCGTGTCACAAATACCAAGAGTGTCTTCATCAATACAAGCAATGACATCGCTGACTTTACCAAAAGCTTTTCTAAACGAATACTCAGTTCTGCATTTGAGGTTAATCATTTGACAACATATCCTACAAAATTATAGCTTTGCCAAACCTTAACAACTGAGCCTATCTGTGTTAGTTCTTGAACCAACTCTTTTTCTGTTTTACAAAACATGGAGGTTGAAAGTTGGATGTCTTTATCTAAAATCTCTTTGTCAGTAAAAGACTTCCTTTTTTCTTGGATGTGCATTCTGTGAATTAAAGTCTGAAGAACAGGGTCGTTTAAAAATATTTTCTCAGAAATCAAAAAAGTAGCCCCCTGATCTATTTTTTCTTTCACTATCTCCAAGACCTCACTTCTTTTCTTTTCCCCCATAAATTGCAAACAAAACATGGAAACAATCACGCTAACATTTTTTACTGTTGGTAAAATTTCTTTTGCATCTCCTAAAGAAAAAGAAAAATCCTTGTTCATATCTTTAAATTTTACTCGATCAATCCCAAGGTAATCGCATCCATCGCACTTTGGCAAAGCAGACAAAAATCTTCCAGTTGAACACCCAATATCAACAACTGTGCTTTCTGAATGAGCAAATGCACAAGCAATCCCAGTAAAAACATCACTTAAAGTTTCGTAGCTTGGTATAGATAAATTTATATGCTTATCAAAATTATCTACTTTAGAAAAATCAAACATTGGTAAATAAACTCTTTGGTAAATAAACTAAAACTTCAGCCTTGCATTGTGGGTTAGGGCAACTTAAATTAGTTTGTATTGCATAGTCTTCATTTTCTTCTTCTATGTCGTGATCACAACCCCAAATTAGTTCTGTGTTGCATTGCCAACAGTTCATAGTGTTATCCTTCGCACGTTAGACATTTTATTGATCATATTTTTCTTCTACTTTTTTAATGTTAGTTCCAAGAAACTCCATTACATTAACAGACATGCCTCTACCACAAGCTTCGTACCTTTTTGAAATAGGAGCTTCCTCTTTTGGTTTTCCACGATAAGGAACTTGAGTGTAATTGTCTGGTAGACCTTGCAAACGCTCACACTCAACTGGGGTAAGCCGTCTTATTTTGGATTGACGAACAACACAAGGTTGCCTGTTGCCTCCCGTCATGCCATTTAAAGTTGGCGAAACTTCTTCTTTTCTCATCCTAGCAAATCCATCCGGAGTTGATGTTTCAAAACACAACACTGAATGATGATCTGAAGATGTTAGAGTAAACATCCCCCCGTCGTCTTTAAAACCAGTTCCATTGCTTTTTGTATGCCCTGAAGCAACAGCTATCAAATCCGTTGAAGATTTATAATCACGCGCTGCTATCGTTCCTGCGATGTCGTCTTCAACATATTGATCGCTTCTAATACGGCGGTGTATAGTTTCTCTGGTAACTTTTTCTTTTTTCGTTCTGCTCGGCGGAGGATTCCAAGACAAGATTTCTCTGTCAAATAATACCTCTGCGGAACGTCGCCAGTCTCTAAAATGTCCGACAACGAAGACACGCCTTCGCATTTGGGGGATTGCCCTTGGAAACCGTTGTGTTCGTATGTGTTGAGTGTCAAGAACCCTGTAGGAGAACCCATACCCGATACTTGCCAGCCCCCCGAGGAAGGAAGCAAAGTCTTTTCCTCCGTTAGATGACAAGACACCGGGGACGTTTTCCCAAACAAACCACTTGGGGTTAAGTCTTTTAATAAGGAGAATAAACTCAAGTGCGAGGTTTCCTCTATCTGATTTAATGCCTTCCCTAAGTCCTGCGACAGAGAATGTTGCACAGGGAGTTCCTCCCACAAGGATGGTTGGAGTTTTTCCTCCAATATCTTTTTTTCCGATTTTCGTAAAGTCGCCATAATTTTTTACCTCTGGATAATGATAATTTAAAACCGCTGACCTAAAAGGCTCAATCTCACAAAACCCCAAAGGCTCAAAACCAAGTGGATGCCATGCAACACTTGCACATTCTATTCCGCTACATATCGAAAAATAATTCATTTTGACCCTTTTTAGTGTACCAATCTTTACAAAAATCCATAACTCTACTTCTGTTTTTAAAGTTAACTTCTTCATCATCAATCAAATTTTCAAATAGTTTATTGATTTCAGCACCAAGTTGAAGATTAATGTGTTTTTTAACTTTACCAATAATTGAAAATTCTTTTTTAAAAGCTTCTCTTACATGGTGTTTTTGATATGGCTTGTTAAGTTTTTGCCAATCATATTGATAAAAAAATTGCTTTATTGACTTTCGTAAGTAAGGAGCAATAAATTTCTTTTTCCAATGACTAGCAAGCAACAAATGAACCTCATTACCTGCACAATTTTCTTTCCGAAAATAATCATCCCTGAATGCATCAAATTGTGTCTTAGACTGTTTAACTTTATATTTTAAATGAGCTTTTTTGCTTACACCATAATATCCATCTGCTCCCCAACCAGACAAAACATATTTTTCTTTTATTTCAGGATATATATATAAAAATGGGTAAATACACTCAAAATGAGTTTTTTTCTTGCAATTATGATTAAACAATAATTTAAAAAAATCTTCTTTTAAATTAGAAGTGTTTATTGTAATGCCAATAAATTTCCATCCCATAATTTTTGCAACTTCTTTTGCTTTTTCAAAATCATAAGATTCATGTAAATCTGTTTGAAACGAATAAGCAGTAATGTTCTTATTACATTTATTAGCTGCAAACCCAACTCTTATATTGTCAACCCCGCCAGACAGTAACAATGCAATGTCTTTGTCTGGTACATTTTGTGAAATTTCATTTATTAGGATTTGATCAATACTCATAGTTTTCCTTTCTAAATATTAAAATACCTAAGACCTCTTGGTCTCACCAAAAACAAGTTCTCTTTGCAACGTGTTAAGCCAACATACCAAACTCTGTTTTCCTCATCGCCACCCAAAGCTTCAAAAGACTTCCTACCACAGTCGGTCAACAACACCACGTTGTCTGCTTCGCCACCCTTCGACTGGTGGATTGTGCTGATGGTTATTCTCGGCGATGCGCCAAAGACTTGGTTGTTTCGTAAACAGCTTCTCAGATATTCTCTTTCGTCTGGTAGGATCAACCGTAACATATCCATCCAGTCAAGCTTGAGCGCATCTTGTGGCAAACCAAAGCTTTCGATGCCATAGTCAGCAGACTTTTTTAAACGATGGTTGATGTTCAAGAACTTCAACAAGTTCTTTGCTTCGTGCATCGAAATACGCTCACCCTTTCTCATGTTCTCCCAAGACTCAATCGCTTTGGTTTCATTGGTCGTTGTCGAACTTTTGCCATTGTAAGTATAAGCGTAACCCTGCTGACGAACGACTTTAACCAACCGACTTAACAGGTATTTACTACGTGCCATCAATAACCAAGTGCCTTGCTTTGATAAGTCAATTTGATTTTCATCAGCAATATAATCAACCTTGCCTTCCTCAGTCCTTGGTTTGTATGGCTTGTCGTATCTGTTCTTAATCCTGCCCAATACATCAAGCGCAAGTCGATGAACACTTCTTGGGATTCGATAACTTGTTGATAAAACTTGCTTCTCGTCAGCTTTCATATTTAAAAAGAATGGGAGGTCACTCCCTGCCCATTGGAATATTGACTGATCATCATCGCCAGCTAAATAAACTTCCTTAGCATTTTGTGATAGCTCAATCGCTACTTTGAATTGCAAGGTACTCAAGTCTTGAGCCTCGTCAAAGATTGCAACGTCTATGTCAAGCGCACCATGCCATGCTTGGAGCATGTCAGTAAAATCATACAACCCATTCTCAACCTTGTAGGCTTTAAGTGCTGCTGAGTATTGCTTGACCGCGTGAAGCGTTAAGTCGTCAGTTGCAGTCATATGGTACTGCTCTTCTAACGACCGCATCCCAATACGAGCCAATGCTTCAATCCGAGAACACTTGTCTCCTAAGCCTTCGCCAGTGTGAACCCCCAAGTCTTCGTCGTAGATACCCCTGAACTCAACGCCTAGTGCTTTGCCAAATGCTCGGTAATGTTTGTTGGTCATTACCTCATCACGTTTTATTTTCATCTCCCTAAACGCAAGAGAGTGTAATGTCCTAAAGTACGGGAACATTTCTTCTGGGTAACCAAACTTTTCAATCGCTCGGTTTCGCGCTTCAATGGTTGCTTTGCGAGTAAAACTAAAATACCCGATACGATGTGGCTCAATACCTTTATCGATACAGCTTTCGACGATGTCGATTAACGTGGTTGTTTTACCAGTTCCCGGCGGTCCAAGTAACAACTTCACCTTTCTCATTGCTTGTTAACTACCAAATAAAGAAAAGGCTTCTCACAAGTTTTAACCCCTTGAACAGCGTCTAAAAAATCAGAACGCTCAAAGTCTGGGTCTGCATCCTCAAACACCCTCATCATCTGATCAAACTGCCAAACGCTAATTTCAAATCTTTCCTCAGCAATCGCTTTCGCTAATTCTTCGTAACTGATCATTTAAAAATCCTCCGTCAAGTTTGTAGGTATCTCAAGGTCTTCGTCCTGAAAATACTCAGGAGCAGGAACTGACCAAACTTTAATTGGCTTGCCTTTGATTCTAAATGTTTTTCTATCCCCACCCAACGTCCTGAGCCACGACCAAACTTGGTGTTGGTTGGTGTACCTAAAACGCCGAGCCTCTAAGTAGATAAACAAGTCTTCGGATCTAAAGTAAACTTTTGCTTCATCGACATCTTGAAATGGCTTCCCATTCATGATCTCGTCACGGTGTCTTGCTTGAACCTTTCCTGTCAAAAATGCGTCGAGTGCTTTCTCAAACTGACCTTCGGGAGAAGCGTCATCTGGGTCAATCACCACCTCTACCGACTGTAACAAGGTATTTATTCTTTGCTCCCAAGCTTGTGCAGGCATCGCACTCGGACACTTGTTTAGCTTCTCAACACAGATCTTTTGTAACTGTCGTTGATCTAAAAGTTGTGCAGTGGTTATCTCAATTCGTTCACCTTGTATCTCAATGTACCACCGCACCGAGCTTTTGTTCTCAGTCTCATACTTTGTAATCGCATCAATCTCAAGACTCGCACCACCACCAAATCCACCAATGCCAAACTCACGTTTCATGCACTTGGACTTTTCACAATAGTTACAAATCGGCGATTGCTTACAAGTATAAGCATAGTCTTTCTTAGCAACAGACTTTGCTAACGCATTGACCTCACCACTTGGTAACGGAGAGTCTAATGACTCGTAGTTGAACTTCATCAAGTCTTCTTGCCAAGC